GAACGGTCAAGCGAGTGAGCGTGAAGTTGAATCAGAGGAAATGGGAAGCCGTGGTGGTGATGGCGGAGAGTTACGGGGAGGAAAAACAGGTTCATCTTGAACGGCTGAACCGGGATCAAACCTATGGGAAGGCAAAATCAGAGCGCGGGCATCGAGACGAATTGATGGTTCAAGGGTATGAACCGGTCAGGCCGCTGCAGGCGCGGATGTGGAAACAAGCGCATAAAGAAGGGTATGAAACCGTGACCCGAGGGTGGGCGGCGCTGGCGGAGGAGGTACGTTCAAAGGTTGGGGGAAGACAGGAGTGGAGCGAAGCCGAACGGCATTATGCGTATTGGTTGTTGAAGAATGAACGGCGACTGGCGGAGTTGGTGAGTGGAAAAGCGCCGGAAGCCGACCACATACCGATCAGCTATGGTGGCAAAAAAAGGGTTCGCAATTATCTGCGGCGACAAATTCGGGGGCATCGGGGAAGGCGTCCGCGAGTGAGGCAGGGGCGATCAGTGGCGCTGGACGCAAATATGTACCGGGTGTTTGTCAACGCCGGGCGACAGTATATCGCGGTGATGAACCTGGTCGGGAAAAACCGGGTGCTGATGCCACTCGAAGGCGAAGGGATGATTGAAGGCACGATCCGGGTGGTGCTGGACCGGGAGCGACGGCGGGGTGAAGTCCATCCTCGGGGCCCGCGGCCCTTGCGGAGACGACGGCGCGCCGAATCCGGCGATGTCTTGCGGCGACTTGTTTCCGCCGACGGTCGGGCTCAGAACTGTGGATCCAGTCGATTGATAGGTCTGCGTCGGCTGGCCCGATGCGGCGTAGCCGATGCCCTGAGCAATCAGCGCGGTTTGCGTGTCATCCGGGACGATAATCGTAGCGCCAGCGGCATAACCTTGATAGGCCTTGTAGAGAGTAACAGCCATGTCGTCCCCCTTAGACGGTGTAGATTTTGGTGGACAGCTCGGGATAGGTCGCTGCCCATCCGAACAACACATCGAGACGCATCACCGACTCGTCGTTCTTGCCGTCGTAGTATTCAAGCACGCGGATGGTGTATCCGTTGTGCGTCTTCTGCGACACGCTGACCACGTTTTTGCTCGGCGGCGTCCAAAGCGGGGCCATCGCCAGCGTGAAAGCGTCTTTGTGGAACGCGACGTTGGTGCCGTAAGCCGTGCTGGCGGCGCCCAGGATGAGGAACGGGCTGCCGGTAGTCGGCGCCGCTGACACGTTCTGGAAAGCGCCGGTCAGGACGATGGCAGGACTGATCGGAATCGAAGTGGCGCCGGCCGCGAGGTCGGAAGTCACGACGAATTGCGCCAGGCTTCCGGTAGTCTTGCGAGTTTGCGGATTGACGGCGAAGCAGCCGGGGAAAGTCACAACAGTACCGCGCGTGATGGTTCCGCCCAGGCCAACGACCGTAATCGCTGCGCCGCTTTGTCCGGCGCCATTGACGTTTGTACCGGCGACGTTTTGCGTGCCGTTGGTATGCACATCAACGTTTTGATCCATCGCCACATTCAGCCCGAGCGAATCGACCATCATGCCGGACTCATACTGCTGGCCGACTTTGCTGCCGGGGTTGAACAGTCCTGCCAGGCCCTGCAGCGCAGCGCCGTTGAGCTTCGGATTCATGATCAGCGCGCGCTTGCGGTCCTTGCGAGGCGCGCCGCGCTCATCGAGCAGCACGTTTGCATCGGTAATCACCTGCAGCGCGGTCGCTTGCGTGGTCGGCAGTGCCCCAGCCGGGTTGACAACGGCGTGCGATGCGTAATGAGCCAGCGCCAGCCCTTGCTCGTCAATCTGGTTTGCCACAGTTGCCAGCGCGGCGGTCAGCTTGTCCTCAAGCCTGGTCAGAGACAGCGTGCGCTCAAACGCAGTAAATGACAGATCGCAGCCGCCCTGGCTAAGCGTCAGCGGGACCGTGCTTTCCACGGTGTCTTGCGGCGACGCGACGCGACCGGCCCGGTACGTGTAGCGCGGAGGACGCTTGATGTTGATCGTGGCGCCGGGCTTGTAGCCGGCAGCAGAGGCTGATTGGAAGGTGTCTTCCCAGTCGCGGTTACAAGCCGCACCGAAAGTCACCATGTTTTCGAGCACGGCGAGGCTTTCCTCAGCGACGATGCTCGAAGTAACGAGAGTGTTTGCCATTGTGTTATTCCAAAGTGATTATCGTTTGCGCGCCCACCAGGCGCCCTGTTTTGCACGTGCAGCCCGGTATGCCTCGGTGCTCATCTCGTCCGATATTCCGATGGGTGCGGACGACGATGCGCTGACCGGCTTGATCGGTGCGGGCGCTTTGCTGATTTTTGCTGCTGCTACGGGCAGCTCCGGGAGCGATGCTTCAATCCTGCCGATTGCTCTGGCGGCAGCGATGGGCGACATGGCATTGATTGCTTCTGCTTTGTCGGGATGTTGCGCGAGGTAATAGGCCACCTCCGGGCCACGATCGCTTTCGAGGATCGTATCCGTGATATGCGGTGCGATGACGACCTCTGACAGACCAACAACCTCGTCATAGTCCGGGATCGCCTGACGCACGGCCGTCTGAGCCTTCGCCCAGGATTCCGTGCGCTGCTTGTTCTGTGCCGCTTGCGCTGCGGCTTGCGTTTTCTTCTCGGCTTCGCTCAGCGCTGCTCTTACCGCTTCGCCGGCACGCCATTCGGCGACGGCTTCCACATAGCTGTCATAATCTTTGAACTGATCCAGCGCAGGCTTTCCGGCTGGAGCAGCGACTGGATCCGGCATTTTGGCGGCGCGGAATTCCGCCAGTTGCCGCTCTGCCTCGGCTGCGCGCCGCTCGGCTTCGTGTCGCGCCCAAGTGATTTCCTGGATACGCTCGCTGGCGCTTTTCTTCTTGCGCACAACCTCACGCTCTGCCTCTTGCTGCTGATCGGCTTCCTGCTGCTCAACAGCCGGCTCTTGCGCATCAACTACTGGCGCTTCCGATTCGGCTGGCGCAGCGGTTTCGACTGCTGCCGGTGTGTCGTCAAAAATGATGTCTTCCACTTACTGCTCCATTTGCGGCACAAGGCCGGGATCTTTCTGGCCAGTGGCCATTGCAGCGCCTGCTAGCGCCGGTGGTGGCTGCATCTGCTGCGTGAGCACGGCGGCCTCGCGGGCGTCGACGCTGGCGAAGCTCATGATCGTGATGCGGTCACCGGGTTTGCCGCGGTGGGCGGTGGCGCCGTTGAGGACGATGGCGCCGGAGCCGCGCGGGGCGGGGATGGCGTAGGTTTCGAACCGGGCGCCGTTCGCCATGTTGCCGCACAGAATGCGTTCATAGGCCAGCAGGCCCACCTGATCCATGAAGTCCTGATCGATGGTGAGACTGCCCTCGTAGTTGACGTTCGCGGCGGTGACCCGGGCGCGGTGGATTTTGGATTTCAGCAAGTGCAACTGCATATCGAAAGGAGAGTGTGGGGCGACAGTTGGTCGGCTTGAATCAAACCACGGCCAAGGAGACGCGGGTCCATGCCGGCCATTGGATTCAGGCGGCCCCGGCGGGCGTGGCCGGCTGGA